TACTGGTGTCACAGAGACACCTCAAACAGTTTCTACTGGTGTCACACTGACACCTCAAGAACAATCTACTGGTGTCACAGAGACACCTCTAGGGGTGTCACAGAGACACACTAACACTTATGGAACACTTAACATAAATAATAATAGCAAGAAATCATCAAAGCAGAAGGTAAGCTATTGGACACCAACTCAGGATGACTTGGCTTATGCAACTGAGCTTGGGTTAGATGCAAATGAGGTGTTAACCGATATTCGTCTCTGGGATGAGAAGAACGGCAATAGAGCGTCATATAACAGCGTTACGGCTTTTTGGCAGGGTTGGTGCAGAAAAGAGTCTAAGCGGCGTCCTGCGCGCTCTGTCGCCCAGCAAAAGCCTAATTATGCTGAGAGGGGACTGTCCGAGGCTCAGTTGGGCTTTATTGATAGCCTGACGAGGAAGTATTATGCAAAGTTTAAGCATGAAAGCTATGACTGGGATATGTTGCATGGCTGGATCACTGAGATGGTGCTTAACAGATATGATTTTAATCAATGGTGCGCCATGGGTCATGGCTTGCCGCATCACACGGAGCTATGATGACTGACAAGAAATTACCACAGCATTATCAGAAGAAACGGCTCAAGGCTAAGGACAAGAAAACTGAGGACGAGTTTCTCCGGCGGTTGCAAGAGCGTCCTGCGGCTCATGTTGGCAAAGATGTGGATATGCCAGCGTTCAACACGTTCTGGCGTTGGATGCAGAAGGATGCTGACCTGAGAGAGCGTTACAGGCTTGTGATGGAAAGCAAGGCGGCTATCGCCGATGCGAAGATCAGCGAGATACAGGAACAGGTTAGAAACGTAGTGCAAGAGGCTAGACAGGGTACGATTACCAAGGATGTCGCTTACGTAGCGATACAGGCGGCTAGGCTTGATATTGATACAGAGAAATGGCGCGCCGCGAAGTATTATCCAAGGATGTATGGGACGGATCAGAAGGTCGAGGTTGAGCATAAGCACAGCTTGGTGGATGACTTGAGGATCGTTCAAGAGCGCATGAAGGAACGTGAGATGAACACGATTGAGGGTACTGTGCAGGATGTTGAGATCAGTGATGATGAGTAGGCTTGCAACCGTTGAGTGCAATGTCACTGTTGAGCAACTTTTGTGGAATTGTGGCGGCGAGGGGATTGATGAGATGGTAGGGATTACAAGGGGTTTGTATTACTGGGGCGCGATTACACGCACTGAACGCGCTGAAGGCTCTCGCGTGAGAAATGATATTGAGAATGATTCTCATTCTCATTCGCAACTGGATACAACTCACAAGAGAAATACAACTAATAGTAACTGCAACTATATGGTGTGTAATAATATCAATGACTTACGGTATGAGCATGGTCAATAACGCCTTACATAATGGCTATTATGCGACAAACCAGCAACTAATAGTAGAAAAGTGGCTTCTTGCAAATGCGAATGATTCTCATTCTCATTCTCAGCCCCCCCCCCTGAAATCACACACGCCCCCCAGTAATAAATATATATACCCACAGACACCCCCCCCAAAGGAAAACAAATGACCGCTACCACCCCACCAAAAAAAATCCTAGACGATGTGAAACACGCCCACGCCCTTGCCGATGAGGGCAAGTACGAGGACAGTGCGCGACTCTGCGGCGAGTTGTTGCAAGCCTATGACAGCCCCTATGTAGCGAATCTGCTTGGGTTGAACCTGTTGCGGATGGGCAAGCCTGAACACGCTGAGAAGGTCTGGGAGACTGCCCTTGAGGATGATCCTGACTGTGTGCCTGTAATTACCAACTTAGCCAACCATCTGCGCGAGAGACACAGGTTTAATCGCGCTGAGAAGCTCATAGACCATGCGTTGCGTTGCAAGCCCCATGATTTTAGGGCAAACCACAACAAGGCGGTTCTGGAGCTTAATATCGGCGATTATAACAGTGGTTATAAGTACGCTAAAAAGGCATACGGTATCAGCCCCAATGACTTAGCCGCTAGGCATACGATGTCTCTGGCCTGTTTGAACACTGGCCGTTATCGGCAGGGGTTTAAGCTGTATGATGCGCGGCACGAGCTATTTAACAGGGATGATGCGCCGTTGCCCAAATACACTGGCGGCAAGGCGAAGGTTATTGTCCGGCATGAGCAGGGATTCGGCGACACGCTGATGACGATGCGCTTTTTGCCACGGTTGCAAGAATTGGGTGCTGAGGTGTATATTGTTTGTCCGAGGCCATTACAGAAGCTAATTGAGCAATCTGGGTTATGTAAGATACACGATGATAGCATAACCGATTACACGCATTATCTGTGGACGATGGACTTAATGGAAATGTTCATACAGGAATGGAGTGATTGGGATGTTCAGCCTTACATTAATGCCAGTTTGGAGAGCCGAGCGCACTGGGGTTCACAGCTTGGCGAGGACAGAGGTGGGCTACGAATTGGCATCTGCTACGGCGGCGCGGCGCGGTCGGACTCGATTGCGGCGTATCAGATCGACAGACGCAGAAGCCTTGCGCCGAGTGAGGCAATGCAGATCGTGCGATCAAAGCCAGATGCCCAGTGGGTTAACCTGTCAAGGGAATTTGGCTTGCCAGAGGTAGAGGACTTTGGCGCGAGGATACAAGACTTTTCTGACCTAGCTGGTCTTATTAGCAATTTAGACTTGGTGATTACAGTTGACACGGCGGTGGCGCATTTATCTGGCGGCTTGGGCGTTCCTACTTGGATGCTCTCACGATACGATGCTTGCTTTAGATGGTGGCCGTACCAAGAAACAACTGCCCTATACAGAGATATGCGGTGCTTTTACCAGCCGAAAATGTTTGACTGGCAGTCGGTCATAGAGGCCGTTCAAAAAAAATTAAATAAAATGTAATTTTCTACTTGCAATCCCTATACACTTAAACTATATTTAAGTTATCAGGACAACAAATGGGAGATTTACTGATGAATAAATTGGATAACAAAGTTAACCCAGAAGCTAATATCTTATTGGTAATGGAAGATAGTTTATCTTATCAACAACAACAATACAAAGATTTGAACCCAGAATATTCAGAATTTTGCAAGATGACAAGGGAGTGGATTAAATTGTTAAAGAAGGCTTACTGTGCAAAGCAATAGCGCAACAATAAAAGGGGTGGCATAAGCCGCCCTTTTTCTCTATGGTGATGCGATGTCAGATAATTCAGAGCTATTAGCAAAACTACATGATGATCCTGTGCTGTTCGCTGAGACGGTGCTAGACGTTAAACCCCAGCCGTGGCAAGCACGAGCATTGAGGGCTGTGCGCGATAATGACAGGATAGCGATCAAGTCAGGCCACGGTGTCGGCAAGACGGCGTTCCTGTCGTGGACGGTGTTGTGGTGGTTATGTACGCATTACCCCTGTAAAGTCGCTGTGACGGCGAACACGGCTCACCAGTTGAGTGATGTGCTGTGGACTGAGATTGACAAGTGGGCGCGGAAACTGCCGCCGTTCTTCAAAGACCAGCTAGATTTCAAGACCGACAAGATTGCGCTGAAGGGCGCGACTGACAGCTTTGCCGTTGCAAGAACCAGCCGTAAAGAGAACCCAGAGGCGTTGCAAGGATTCCACAGCGAGAATATGCTGTTTATCTGCGAGGAAGCATCAGGTATCCCTGACGTTGTGTTTCAGGTGGGTGAGGGTGCTATGTCAACGGCTGGTGCTAAGACCGTTATGTGCGGCAACCCCACCAGATCGGACGGTTTCTTTTACGAGGCGTTCCACGGCTCTCGTGAGCATTGGGCGACTATGACTGTTAGCTGTACTGACGCCACGACTGTCTCTGAGCAGTTTTTAGAGAGCATGGCGATGAAATACGGCGAGGATAGTAATATCTATCGGGTTCGCGTTCTGGGCGAGTTTCCTACCCAGTCTGACGATGTTCTGTTGCCGTTAAATCTGGTCGAGGACGCTATTAAGAGGAATGTTGAGGCAAACCCCAATACACCAGTTGTCTGGGGCATAGACGTTGCAAGGATGGGTAGTGACCGTTCTGCGATTGCCAAGCGGCAGGGCAATGTCTTGTTTGAGAAGATCAAGACCTATCAGAACAAAGACCTGATGGAACTGGCAGGGATTGTGCTGAGTGAGTATGATGCCACCCCCTATCAGCTACGGCCTAGGGCGATGTATATTGATGCCATTGGGCTAGGTGCGGGGCTTGCTGACCGCCTCAGAGAGCTAGAGCTTCCGGCTGTGGCAATATCTGTCAGTGAGACTGCCAGCCTGAAGGACAGGTTTAACCGCTTGAGGGATGAGTTGTTCTGGAACGCAAGGGAATGGTTTGAGGCGCGAGATTGCAAGATACCCGATGATCAGACTTTAGTGCAGGAACTAACCAGTGTG